GCCATCTTTCCTGACATATCAACAGCTGGCTCTTCTTCCGGTGCATGGAATTCGCGAGTGCATACATAAGTGCCAAGATAAGCCGGATCAACTACAATAGAAAAGTCATCAATTGATGCCATCAGAATGACTGTTCTAAAATTTTGACCATTCTTCTTCTCATCGCGCACGCCATCTTTTGCATAGCTGAATGCAAATGAACAGCCAAACACATCACCTCTACGGATCAGCTCTAACACATCATTTCCAACAGTAGTATTCGGCATTTCAAAACGATATTTCACGCCATATTCATCTACCTCATATTGCAAGGTACCAATGCCAAAAGTAGAGCGCGCCAAAAGCATATCATTTGAGTGATTATAGAGCATTTTAATGTCCTGTTCAGCCAGGAAAGCATTAGTGATTGCTCTAGGGTCAATCACTTCAGTAAATACCTTCTTAGATGCCCTATCATAGAGCTTTCTGCTTTGCTGATTGAATACAATCGCATAGCCTTCCACGATACGGCTATTTTCTTCTGCCACATGAGGCGCAAACGCGCGATTCTTTTTGCTGAAGTCATAATAACGGACTTCTCTTAAATTCTCATTCATAGTAATGTCTATCTATCTTTAGTGGAATTATCCGTTTTTTGTGGGTAATTCCGCATTTAACACATCTAATGCCTTGAGATTTGCCGAAACCAGCACCTTATCACCGCCTTCAACCGGAGCCTGGCCAAACTTTTTGCGCCATTGATTGACAGTCTTAACACCAGCTGATATGGTTTTATTGATATAATCGGCCTGAGTCAGCAAGTCAGTCTGCAATAATGGCTCTATGTCAAAGTCAATCTTATACTGCATAGCCAATTCGCGCGGAATGAGTTTAATATGCAGCTCATTCTCTATCTGAGTAAGTATTGGCTGAAGAGTATCGGTTAAGAATGAAACTTGCGACATTTCCGATGCCTTATAATTGGCTGTCTGCTGTGCAAAAACCTTATCCGGATGAACACCAAAGAATCTACATATATCCAGCACATTGAATGTCTTTGTTTCAAGCAGCTGAATATCCGCTGGAGACAGGGATATTTGATTGAAAGACATCTCACCAGGCAAGTTGAATATCTTCTTACCGCTGGCAAGCTGCTTTTCAATGTTATCGGCCACACCTTGAAGCTGGCTATCCTGAATCGTTCCAAAGCCAAGTGTGCTACCCTTTCCGGAAACGAATCCGGACAATGTGCCACGCGATTTGAATGACTCCACATTAGCGCTATCGGCATTTGCTGATATTGCAAGTGTGCGCGAAGCATATTGAAGTGTAGAAACACCGGTATATCCGCCATCAAGGCTGAGATTCTTCAAATGGATGATTTCATCAGCATCGAAGGTGCCATAGATTTTATTGATAGGATCAGAAACCACATAGGTATTTGAATAGACATCATATGTGCATGAGCCTGGAGAAAGAAGGACAAGCGAATCATAGCCATCATAACCCCACTTTGGATAGATGTATGCATTTCCGCTTCCAATCAGAATCTGCACCATGATGCTTTTCTTGAATTCAAAGGCCGACATCCTTTCATTAGGCCTCATCTGAAGCACATATGTAAGGCCAAAAACATCTTCCTCATCAATTACAAAGTAGTCATCCACTTTGCGCTTTACAACCAAAGGCAATTGCGCGACACCTTTGCTGACCACATCCACACATCTATACACAGCTGCTATCTTCATGGCCAGCTCTTTTCTAGTCACCACATCCATTCCGGCATCAATTGACACCGGATATGCGATGATATTGGTTGCAGCAGATGTTTCTTCTGACCTTTTCTGCTTTCGGAATCTATCAAATACTCCCATATCGCGTTATTCATTTATCAGTTCACAAGTGAAAATCGTAGCCATATCATGCGACCTGACATCTTTTGCGAGAATCCTATAATATTCGCCATCTATAAGAATGCGAAGATTGCTAAGTTTCTCATTGAATGTCGGCTTTGTGCGAATGGTCACTCTTTTCGTAATGGTATTTATTGTCTCATTGTTAGAGACAAGCTGAGAGCCGGAAGAAAAGTCAACCTTTGCTCGGCCACTCCACACTTCCAGCCATGTCATTACTTGCTCGCCATTGTCAGCATTGTATGTGACATCTGAGCGCTCAATAGTAATCTTATTGCGTAATAAACCAGCTTGCATATCTTTACTTTTCCGGTGTAACAAAGCGCCTCAAAGGCATAAGAAGAGCCACCACACCATCAGGCAATTCCGCTGGCGAAGCGAACACCACACTTTCGCGATTAGCATACCATGTGCCGACAAGCAATCTGCAAGCATGGCGTATTGCCGGCTTTAAATTGCCTTCCGCATCAGTACAATCAGAAAGTGGTTTGTTGATGTATGTCTCAACTGCATCCTTAGCCACTAAAATCAGCTCTTCGATATATGCATCATCTTCATTGTGATCAATGTTCAGATGCTTTTTAAGGTCATCAATTGTCAGCATATAGTCTATGTCTATCTATCTTTAGTGGAATTATCCGTTTTTTGTGGGTAAAACAAAAAGGATGCGAGCTTCACAGCCAGCATCCTACACACAAAACCATAACAACCTTGCATGAAAAAGATTCTCCCACTTATATGCCTATAATTGTCTTTTTGTGGGTGTCATCGTTTGAAATTGTTGAATAAGTCTTGACACATGAGGCAAGTAATGGCTCCATCTATCTTTTCATTGTGAGTCTTTTTGATAGGTTTGCGATTGCCATTCTTATCTTCATCAATTTGGCAATTGCCAAAACACCAGGCTGTGATTTCATTAGGCGTGAAAGTGCAAGTCTTATTCTTAATCATCAGTTCAATTGTTTCCACAGCGCCTGTAAAAGCGCCATAAGTCTGCTTTACCGGATGCATCACACCGCCAGCGCCATATGATTGAAGCATATTTACCGCTGTCTTACTGTGATATGGGTCATAACCTATAGAGCAAATCAATACCTGACCATTGCGCCTGATGATGTCTTGAACTATAAGATCATAGTTTATTGTGGTGCCAGGGAGCAGATTAAGATATCCTTTCCTAACCCATTCTTTGTATAAGTCTTTGCGAGAATGCTTTTCCAATGAGCCTTCCGGCAGATAGTATTCAGTATGGAAGTGGAATGTGCCATTGGGCCTATATATCTCATAGCTGACAGCGCTGAAGTCATCCCATACGGACAAGTCAAATGACACCGCGCAATATGGCGGAGTTGCATCAGTTTGAGCAAGCTGTTCAAATGTGAAAGGCTTATACAAATCGCGTATCTCATCACCGGTTATCCACGCCTTGCTCTCATTGATGGCAAATATATTCAGCAATTTGGTGCGGAAAGCAAGCATATCTTCCGCTGATTGCTGGGCCTTCAGCCATTTCTCAGCATAATAATCTTCCTGGATAGTCACACCGATATGTGGCTGCACCTTGCGCCATGTTCTCGGATCGGCTTCATTGTCATCCACATCCGGAATGAATATCAAGGCAAATACACTATCATCTTCAGCCTCTTCCAGCAATATGCGCTGATATGCTTCCAATGTGCCGACACATGGGCCATCAAGCACATCTGATGCAGTAGTGATTATGACCTCAAGCGGACTTTGCCTGATTCCTGTAGATGTGGACATCACATTTCTCAGTTCCGCACTCTTCGCTTGTGAATACTCATCAAGGATATAGCATGATGCTGAAAGGCCATCCAATGTTGATGGATCAGAAGCAAGGCACCGCGCAAAGCTGGAGCGCCCTTTCATATCATTGAAGATGACCTCACGATTCACGCGGAATCGGTTTCCGGTACGATCAAGCGCTTTGAGACAGTTTCTGATATTGTCAAAGCATATCTTGGCTTGCTGGTAGGAATTTGCACAAGCATAGACCTGGCCATCGGCATCACCGAACAACAGCTCATAGATGGCAATACCAGCCACAAGTGTAGTCTTGCCGAATTTTCTTGGCACAAAGAGCAAGGCATTGCGGATAAGCCTTCTGCCATCCGGCTTATAGAAGCCATAGATAAAGGCAAGCGCAAACACCTGAACTGATGACAATGTTAATGTAGTCAATCCCTTTTGAAAAGGGAATCGAAGTGACTCAATGACAAGGATGACCGCCTGAACAGCTGAGATTCGGAATTCATACTTATCCATGAATCGTATGAATCTCTTAACGCCAAGCAGCTCAAAAAGGTTATGCGAATCCGGATCAGCAATGACATTCATGCAATATTGCAGAATCCTTTTATCTGCACTATTCAAGATGCTTTTCAATCTCAGCAATTCTTCTTTGCCTTCAGACTGAAGATATTCAATGACCTCGGCTTTTCGCTTACGCCTATATGCCTTAGTTACATCATCCATTCAGCAATGCTCCTACCTTATCAGCCAAGTTATCTAATGGATCATTGTCAACAGCTTCTAATGTGTCAAGAGTCAGGCCCAAACTTTTGAGGCTGTCTTTCAGCGCTCGGCTGATAGCCGGAAGATGTTCGATGTCCGGAAATATCTTATAAGCCTTTGAGCCTTCCCTGGTCAGAACACTATACATGACTTTCGCTCTCTTGTTGATTGATGTCAATGTCTTGAGATAAGTGTGATAGTTTCCAGCAGCGAATGCTATGGCTATATCAAGAGAAGATGAATAAGTCTGTTGCGCCACCAGCGCTGCTTTTATTTTTGCCTCTAGCTCCGGAACGGAAGGAACAGCCGGCTTTCTTTTAGCTGGCTCCTTAACTGCGACTTCCGTTTTTGTTGATTTTTTCGCCATTTTTATCAAATTTTTGAATCTTTTTTACAAAGTGGATTCACCCAAAATCGGCCTCTGAGCAAAGCCAAATTCAGATTTTTCACTCCGCGCGTGAAAAAAAGAGCGGGATGTGGGTCTCGGCCCTATACGCGCGCAATAAAAAATTACTCCCCCCTATCACCGGAAGGCCGACACCAATGAGCAAGGAAGGCTTCTGCTGTCTCCTTTGCTGCTTGCCTTGTTTGCGCCTTGCTCTTGGCTCGGTTGCAGAACTTATGTCTCTCTTCGTGACAAGCCTCGCAAAGCGCTTCAAGGTTATGAATATCATAAGCTGCTTGCATCATCAAGGCTGGTGTGCCTTGTGACTCCACAGGCCGAATGTGGTGAACACAAGTAGCTAATGTGGTCTTGCCTTGCCTTTCGCACTCTTCGCATAGCGGATGGCTGGCTAGATACCTTTGCCTTAACTCACGCCACCTTGAATGGCTCAGCAGCTTATGATAGTTCTTATTACTTACCTTTCTCATATGGCATCACTATCGGCATCCAATGAGTGAAATAGCTTCTCCGATAATAGTGAGTATCATTTGACCAGCCTTCACCATCCCAACACAATACTTGTGGCGTATGTGCGCCTTTGCACACTAAGCACAAAGTATTTATCTCAGGCAATTCACAAAAGACTTCTTTCCAATCATTAGCTTTCATGGCTTTACTCAATATTGATTATTTCCCAATCATCAGCCAGCATATCTTCAGCTGTAGGATTCCATCCTGTAATGATTGATTTGTCATTATGATCATCACTTACACACATACACATTACGGCTTGTGCATTGATTTCGCCACCATTCAAATCAGCAAATTGTTTTAGAATTGGGTCTTTGCACCATTCCGACTTAACCACACATGAAGGCTTCAGCCAAACGGCCTTCTGACCTTTCCAAGCCTTTCTAAAGGCTAAATTCCCATCCTTGATGGATTTTAATACATTACCAAACTTCATAACTATTCCTCATTATCGTTTGACTTCATTCTACTCTCCATGAACTTGATTGATATGTGCATATACAGCTTTGAAAGCGCATTATCAATCTGCATTACAAACCACCAAAATGGCGTTACAATTACATAAAGAATTGCATACAAGATTGTTTTCATAACTAATCAATTATTGGTTTAATAATATCCATCCAATGAGTAACACCAGCCAGCTTGCCGAATCCTCTTATAAGCCATTCATGCTTGTAGAATTGAGCCAAGTGGAGTTTACCTTTATCAGTATAGACCAACACCATCCGGCTATTGCTTGGCATCTTATCAATTACATTAATCCAATCTTCTGCTTCCATATTATCCTAACTGAACACACAATGCTATCATGCAGACAATAAACAATGTTATTGCACAAATCATAAAAGCTGAAAATCCTTTATACCATCCTTCAGAACTTGAGTACATATCCCTTTGGGGATTCCTGGGCTTATTTGGCAATGTCGGCATTGTTATCCCCATTACACATTATCTTTAAGGATTCTACATTAATCACCTTTATTCGCCACGCACTTACCATTCTTGTAATGCCAGCATTGAGACAAAGATTTATCATCATTATTGTTCTTTTTTACCACGATATGTGGCGTAATACTTTTGCCTTTCTCCAGGCTCCATAAGTTCATCAAACATTTCGCTGATCTCATTCCCCATTGAATATTCTTCCGGCTCCGGAATATGGCCGGTATGCCTCAACAAGCAGCGCAATAAGGTCTGCAATAGCTGATAGATGGACTTAAAGCCATAATCCTTGCAGATTGCTTGAAGCCTTCTATAGTCTGCTGGAGTCACATTGCTGTAGACTCTATGTGTAACCTTACTTTTTTTCATCTTTCCCTTCCGGACAATGCTTTATATACATGATATCTACCGGCCATTGACTTTCCACATTATATGCCAAGCAGCCTATTCCGCTAGTGCCATTGGAATAACGGATGTGCCGATAGTGACAGCACTTGTGACATATGTGCATCATGTCAATGTTTTTCATATGCTTTCATTGATTCTATATTCAACAGCTTTCTTAATGAGATCGAATGTCTTGCTGGCAAATCGGTCATCGGTTGTTATCCTCAACACCAGCCATCCCATAGATGCTGCTGTGTTCAGCTTCTCCATATCATTGATATATCCGGCTGGATTGATATGCCTTCCACCTGACCACACACCGCCATCTACCTCAACCGCCACCATCAGAAATGGAAAGGCATAATCAAAACGCCATCTGCGAGTTGGATGAAACTTGAACTCTTTCACTATCTCAACGCCTTTGAAATTGGCTTGAGGCATCTTGAGAAAGAGATCAGGAGCAACCGATTTTGCGACCTTCTTTGCCATTAGATAACATTTGTTAAAGCCAATAGGCTGACTGCAATACCACTCAATGCAATAACCAGCGCTGCAATAGTGCCGGATGACAATGCGCTTCTTCTATAGCTGGTGCAGCTGTAGTCCTTGTTAACGCACATCATCTTATACTCGCACCAATCATGGCCTTCTATTGTCTTGCTGCAATTCGCACAGCTGTTACATCTTGCCGATTTCATAACTATTCAATTTCTTCCGTTTCCAAAGCGGATTTAAGTATTTCTCTACAATACTGCATGGCCCACATAGCGCCATCAATAAAGGCTGCTTTAGCCATACCTCTTTGAATGCAGTAATTCATTGCATTCTCTTCTGCTGCTTTCAAGATTTCTTTCTTAGTCATCTTATTTAATTTCAAATTGGTTAACAAATTCCGGTGTAAATAGATTCAACTGATTCGGATAGGTTTCACGAATGTGCTTGATAATACTGTGCAATACCTCATTATCGCGATAACCATGCTCAAAGTATGTAAGGCCCAGCATTAATAAGTCTCCGCTGAACATCTGAAAGCCATCATAGGTGTATTTGTCAAAATCTTCTCTGCCATAATCAGACATCATTGCCATGTAGTCTTTTTCAAAGTATGTGCTATAAAGACTTTGGATTTTGGCTATTGCGCTCATCATATCCTTCAATGCTTTCTTTCTCTCAAAGCGCCAATCCTTACCGCCTATAAGTTTACCCAGCATTGCTTCACCTTTGCACATGATCTGATAGGATGCCGACACCATTGCAAACATGAGAGTAAGCATATAGTTTACGCGGATGCCATCTTGTGATTCAAGATAAGCCTGTGCGTTTTTGAGCTTGACATCCATCTCTTCCTGAGTTAGATGAGTCTTGCATCCGTAATTGATGGCTCTTGTAGAGTGCTGATGCAACTTGCACCAACCTTCACCATTGAAGCAAGCACAGTTCTCACACCGCCTATCCATGTCCACCTTTCCTTCAGGTGTTCCCTTCTTACCTATTGTCTCCATCACCATCTATTTTTCCGCGTTTCTGCCTGGATGCGAGCTTTGCAAGATTGGCCTTTGCAACATCTTCAAATTGCCATCCCATCACTCTACATAAACCTGATAATTGCCATAGGATGTCACCAGCCTCGGCCATATATTCATCCAACCTATCAAGCCCTTCCCCATATGCAACTTTTGGTGTGAAGCACAGCTCCGAATTCTCTATCTTCACATTCCCCTTCCGGATGTCCTTTGCCACCTTTGAAGCGAATTCACCGACCTCGCCAACGAGATTCAGCAGCATATAGCTGATATTGTCACATGATGGCATACAGGTCTGCATAGCCTTTTCCTGGTATTCGTTTAATGTCATTCCCATAGGTTAATTATTTTGTTCATGCATATGCCTTATAAGCCACATGGCTCCGGCAAAAAACCAATACTGTTCAGATGATGAGATATACTTCATGCAATCACTTTCGCTGACCGCAATCTTGAAATGGCTGTCAGACTTGAATTGTTTGAAGGCATCAGCA